ATTTAAAAAGTGTATAGAAGATTTCGAAGAATATTCTTCGCGCTGGGATAAATTATATGAGGTCATCTTTTACTCAGAAAGACTTATCCGGGATACATATCTTTTGTTTAAAACATGTGAACCTGGTCATAATTCATTATCTAATGAAGATCCAGATGTTTTGTTTAAATACACAAGATTTACGGATGATTCTAAAAAGACGCCTTATCAATGTCTTCTTTTGTACTTTTTAGAAACTATTTCAGAAGAAGGATTTACAAAATGCGGCGGTAATCTTTATAAACCTCTTATAAAATATGGTAATAATACACATGCTTGGAAGAAGCAGTGTTCTATTAAAGAATACATATATCAAAAAACCGATCATAAAATAAATTTTAATCAGTGGAAAAATGCAACAGCAAGTGGCGGCAGTAATATTAATAATGCTGAAAAGTATTTCAATGAATTTGTTGGTCCAGAGTTACCAACTCTTGTAAAAGATCGACACCTTTTTGCATTCAAAAACGGAAATTACATAACAAAATATAACATCGCAGGTCCCGATGAAACACCTGTTTATACAGATGTATTTGTTCCTTATGGAGAATCTCATCCTTATATTACTAATTTTTCAGTTGCATGTAAATATCATGATTCAAACTTCGATAACTTTTCACAATACGGAGAAGAAGACTGGTTCAAAATAATAGATTATTGCCCTACCTTTAAAAGCTTGTTAGAATATCAAGAATTTACAGAAGAAGTTCAGAGATGGTTGTGTACATTCATGGGGAGAATGTGCTTTGACATCGGAGAATTAGATAACTGGCAAGTACTTCTTTATCTACTTGGTCAAGCAGGTGCTGGAAAAAGTACAATTTTAATGAAGATTCTTCAGAAATTTTATGATGAAGAAGACGTGGGAGTAATAGCTAATAATATAGACGCAAAGTATGGTATTAAACCACATGCTAATAAATTTATGGTACTTGCACCCGAGATAGCTGAAAATTTTAAGATGGAACAGACGGATTGGCAGCTTATTGTAGAGGGTGGTAGAAATACATATTCAGAAAAGTACAAAAATGATGAAACAATAGACTGGAAAGTACCAATGACTATGGGAGGTAATAAAATAATGAGATACAAAAATAATTCAGAAAGTGTATCACGTAGAACAGCTGTTGTGAATTTCTGGAAGAAAGTAATGAACACTGACACAGAAATAGATAAAAAATTGCTTAAAGAACTTCCTTTTATAATGAAATTATGTATTCGAGGATACTATTCTGCACTGAATACACATGGCAAAAAGGGTATCTGGAATATATTACCAAGATACTTCCATGAAAATAAAGAAGAAATGGAACAGACTACAAATTCACTGCAAAATTTCTTGAAATCTGGTAAGGTAGTATTTGATAAGAAATTGTATGTACCAATGAAAGTATTTTCTCAAGCGTTCAATGATCACTGCCGAGAAAATAATTTGCCACGGGAACAGTTTACAAAAGATTACTTCATGGCTATATTTACAAATAATAATATTAAAATTATACAACAGGGTACACGAGAATATCCAATTAATTCTGGCATAACACTTAAAAGAACTACATTCTTTACAGGAATAGACATCCCGAGTGACGACAACGAAATTGATGACCCTGAGTAATGCGTTTTTTTATTAATATTTTAAACATTTACAATAATGTAAATGGGTAGCGATACTAAAGTAGCAGAAGACTCTAGTCTAGTTTACACAATTCTCTTTGTATGCGTATTAGCTGTTTTAGCATTTTTGATTTATAAATTATACAACAAGGTAAACGAATTAGCAGAAAAGGTCGAAAATATGACTAAACCACACCCTAACCCAGAACAAGACAAACCTCAATTAAAAGAAGATACCCCTAAATTAGAAGAAGTAACAAATTCCGAACCAGGACCAAGTAAAACATTAGAACCAATTAAGGAAAATTAAATAGAAGTTATTAAAGACATTATAACTTTTTGATAATAATTATATTCTTCTTCTGAAATATATAAATTCCAGTTTATTGTATTTAGTAAATGAACTTCTAAAGGACCAGAGTCCTGTATTTCTAAATCTGAACAATATTTATTGGCCAATATTAAACATGTTTCTAAAACTGGTTTAATATTTGCATTTGTTAATTTACAAATTTTATTATATCTATTCATGTAAATCATTGCTACAATAATAGTGCATTTGTCAAAAACTTTATTATTCTTATAAAAATTTGATATAAAAGAATATATATAACATTTATTTGTGAATGTACTTATTATTTTATGAGATACATTACAAGAAATATTTGAATCTATTATATTATTTATTTGATATAAAGTCAGCATTAATATAAAAAATCATTATTATTTTGCAACAAAATAAAAATTTGATTTAATACAAATTTATATGCATTTATATCATTTCCACCTGTAACTATAATACTACCCGGTCTAAACATTGCACAAGTTATAATATTTTGATTTATAGGATTTGAAAACTTAATATTTATACCCGGGTATTTACTTGGATTAAATGAATACATCTTAACAGATTCCATTTCTTTTGAATCTAAAAATTTACAAACATTTGTTTGCTTTATATTTTTGTCTATCTTGAAGTCTGAATTTATCATGCATATTCTTACATTTGATATAAAAGCCTCAGTTGCAAACGCTGAAAGGTTACATAGTCTTCTATATATTTTTCTTATAGCGTATGTAGCCGACATGACATTTAATACTCCGGCTAACTGCATATTCCCATTTGAAAATATCTTGATAGATACCCTATTTTTAGATTGATACTTTACACCCGTGTATGTATTTATACAATTATAAAAAGTTTTACCTGTTATTTCTGAACAATAAACATTTATATACTCTTCTAAATTTATGTTGCTATTGAAACTACAACAGACCGTCATAGTTGAAATACCCCAGTTTTTTACTAAATTAAACTTTTCAAGTTGAGTTATACTTTGTAGCTCATTGTATGTGTCATAAAAATTACTAAAGTTTTCATTACATATACAATCATTGTGTTTGCATTTAGGATCGCAAATTTTGCAAAAATCAGTCATTTGATTCTTTATATTACATTGTAAGTTTTCTTTATATTAATATTTTTTAGTAATTTATGACCTCCATTAGTTGAATATAATCGAGTATCACTTTGTTGTCCATAGATTCTCTGCAAGCTTTTAGTATTATTTGAGAGTCTTCTCTTGAATGATTTTTAATTAGGTAATTAATGTAATATATGAATCTTGGTAATATATTATTATATATTTCCTCTAAAGTCATATATTTATTTTGAACTTCGTTTAAGATGTCATATAGACAGTAAGTTATTATATTTAAATCTGTATTTTTAATCATACTTTTTGAAATAAGTATCTTATTAGTAGTCTTTCCATAGTAGTATCTTATTAATTTGTTAATTTGCATTAATTTATTATCTTTTATAATTTGTCTTGTACACGGATCTCTAAAGTCTTGTGTTTTATTTAAATATTCGACGAATGTATAAAAATCGTAATAAAAAAACTTATCATTTACTTTTATAGAAATAAAAGGATACTTTAGAGATTCGTGACATATAGGACAAGTTTTTTCATTTATTGTCTTATTTCTTAAACCACTCTGAATAATTTTAGCTGCGTTATATTTTTTTAATAAGACTAAAAGATAATCTTTATTATAATTTGATATATAACGTATACCCTTTATTCTACACAGATTTCTAATGGCTTTAACAGTAAAAATTTTTGAATAAGATATCAACATCACATTTAATTATAAAATATATTTTTAAATTAAATGTCTTGAATTTAAAAATGTGTTTAAAAGAATAAAATATTTAATTTATAATGTCTTCTTTTAAGATTTCTAAAAAAACAGCTCATACAGATGCCAGAATGTCTATATTAGCAAAACATGATAAAACAATAGAAAACATAGAAAAAGATAAAAAAAATATAAATAAGTACAAATCCGAGTTAAATTTATTATACAAAGCTAGAACTGTTAATAAATTTAACAGGGAAATTGAAGCTAAAATAAAACATTTAGAGGAAAAAATAAACGACTTAGAGACAGATAGAGAACTTTCTGATTATCTTTTTAGATCTATGGATTTTATAAGAGAAATAGACTCAGAGGAGCATACAACAGAATGCAATAATGACGGCGAGATATTTAAGTACATCTCATTAGATTCTACTAATAATAAAGAAGAAATGTACAAAAGATATATGGCAAAATGTTTTCCAAAAGAATCTAGTGTATATATAGAAAAAAGGCAAAATAGTTACATTTGTAGAGACTGTCAATGTAGTACTATTCATGACTCATCGTCTGGACTACTAATTTGTTACAATTGTGGTCTAACTGAAACTTTTAATATTTCAGAACTTCCAGAATGGAATCATGCTGAAAATCATGAGTATACAAAACCATATAGTTATAAACGAACTAATCATTTCAAAGAATGGATAACCCAGATACAAGGTCGAGAAGGAACAAATGTACCAGAAGAAGTAATTCAATTACTAATTTTAGAAATCAAAAAAGAACGCCTCACAGACAAAACTTTGATTACGTATTATAAAATCAAGGAATTTCTTAAAAAATTAAAATTAAACAAATACTATGAACATATACCAAATATCATTCATAAGATAACCGGTAATAAACAATTGCATATATGTCAAGAATTAGAGAATAAGCTTATAGAAATGTTTAATGAAATTCAAGAACCGTTTGAAAAGCACTGTCCAAGAAATAGAAAGAACTTTTTAAGCTATTCTTATACTTTATATAAATTTTTTCAACTACTTAACAAACATGAATATCTAATTTACTTTCCTCTTCTAAAGAGCAGAGAAAAACTATTTGAACAAGAAAATATATGGAAAGGAATATGTAAAGATCTAGATTGGAAATTTATAAAGTGTATCTGATTTATTTAACGTAATGTAATTTAATGTATTTAGTAATTATTAAATACTACAGCGCCATCTTGATATAAAGCTGTACATTTACCCTCTGCGACAACGGTTAAGGTATTGAAAAAGTCTGAGAAACTAGCAACTGTAATGTCTTTTTTGGCAGTCAATACAACACGAATAGAATCAAATTTGCTAAATGGTACGTAAGCCTGATCTGTCTCTTCCATGTGAGCATTTTTTACAATTGGTATTTTATAATAAAAAAATCTATTTGAAATACCCTCTGATATAGCCCAAACATGTGGTTGATTAAATGATATTGAATAAGGCAGAATTCCAGAGTAAGATGTAGAGTTTAAATAAAGTTCTACATCAAAACCGCCTAAATTAGAAAGTTGGTTATTGCATAATCCTAAGATGTAAAGATTACATGTATATAAATTAAAGTGATCGCAATTTATAGTTAAAGTAGAACCAGCATTTAATGTTGTACCCGATGGTTTTGCTTCTGACGATAATTCTGCATACTGTGTAATATTTGTTCTTTTCGGAACTACTTGATTTCTTAAAAAGTCTCTTTCAGCATTTGTCATGGAGTATTTATTAGCGTATAAACTAAATGTAAACCCAGGGTCTATTAAAGTTGTTAGAGCTACAGTAGAATTAGCAGTAATGTTCACATAATTATTAAAGTTAGTTTTTGTAAAATTCTGCGGATAAACTTTTACTTGCAGAGTTTGATTATTTGCACAACTCATCAAATAAGAAGAATCCATACCACTGTTAGACAACATTCTAAATATATTCAAATTAATTCTTTGAGTACTAACTCCCGTAGTTGCAGTATCTGTAAAAGTTGGTACATAATTAGTAAATAGACTGTAATCAGCTGCGTCAAAAAATTCTTTTACCAATTGAGCGGTATTTATTGTACATATTACTTGATTTCCAATACATACTTCTATTCTTTCTACAAAAAATAACATATGATAATGAGGAGTGTCACTACCAACTTCCAGCTCGCCTGTTCTTTCTATTACAAGAGTTAAATCATTAATAGCATCTGAGTCATTGTCAAATGTAAACACTACAGTCTCGGGTGATGTAATCGCTCCTTTGTTAGACGATACTTCTGAAAAACTACAACCGTTGACATAATACTTATCTGTATCATTTTCATTCCAAAAAACAGACTTTACACCTGGTAAACTTTTATCAGTCGTTCCATAACCTTGTGTACCCGTGCCGTCATAAGCTGCTATTGCTGCAATTGAGCCTGACATTTATTATAAATGTATTTATTTTTTTTTTAAATTAATTTAATTCAATTGTACTGCATTGTATTGTTTATTTAAATTTAAATAAATTATACAATACATTTATTCACTTATATTTATTCATTTACATTTATTCATTTATATTTAGTACATGGCTAGAGAAGCCGCACCACCCTTGAAGAGCGCGGTTGTCTCGCCAACGCACGTTACGTTTACGAATGTCGAAGAACCGCTAGCCGGAGGAGAGGTAAATGTTAAAGTTAGGCGAATGCTATCGAATCTATTTAGAGGAACACACGACCCGCCGAAAGCAGTAGCAGCAAGAGGGAAAACATAAGTTCCTATTCCAAATTCCTCGACTTTAATAACCGAAGGCGATGTTCCATCACCGTATATATACTTATTTGAATAAAGACCTAGTGAATCAGATGTACAAGAATCTAGTAAAACACCGGGTAACTGACCTGAAAATGAGCTAGAATTTAATTTTAATTCTACGCTTGTTAATTTTACACCAACTCCTGCGTTACCAGATATTATTAAATGCGACGCATACAAAGAAAAGTGATCTAATTCAATTGTCTTAATAGCAGACGACCCCAGATCAGATGTATATGAATTCTGAGTCATCTTTAGTCTCTTTGGTAGACCCATGGGCATAGCCTTCATTTGCTCGCGTTCTTCGTTGCACATAATCTGTTGCTTTGCATATAGTTTGCATGAAGTTAGTGCGGCGTTCGCGGGTGTCTTAAGTATCTCTGCTCCGACGGCCAGGGGGAGGGTGACAGCGGTTATATTATATTGAATGGGTACGTCTTCTTGAGTAGTAACGTCGGTGGCCACCCCAATACCTACCGGAACAGCAGTATGTAATGAAGTTGGGAAATCATCTCTGAAATAAACCTTAATCTTTACACTCTGATGGGGAGCAGCGGCCATTGGGTAACCATCTTCTGTCTGATTAGTAAACTTACTGAAACGGGGTCCTAAAGTTTTGGTTAGAGATGGGATTACTACCCACGCAGTTTCCGAGCTTCCTGTGGCCGACGGAGTTGTTAAGGAGCTTGTTTCCGTGAAAAAATCAGATGTCATTTCAGTTGAATTAACAACTCTTAAATCTGAATTTTCTATAGTTTGCCAAATTTGTGTACCAACCTGAATTTCAATACGATTTATAAAAGTTTGAAGCGCGAAAGCTTTTGGTGTTTGAGTAATGGGAGATATATTGGATACGGACACCGTATAAGTTGGTAGGGCGCCTGTTATTTCTAAATACATATCACCAAGGCAGTCTATGTCGTTATTCACGGTAAAAAGTCTAGACTGACCAAAGTCTACGGTACTTGCACCGCTAGATGGAATTTCAATAACAGACGAACCAAATAGTAACTGACGAGTAGTATCATTCTTATTCCAGAAGACCGACATAACGTCACCGTCATCATCATGAATCTTATTAGTTACAGCAAGACCTTGGGTACCAGACCCATTATAAGCAGCA